CTGCCTCGGTCTCAATCCATACTTTAGCACCACAACTAAGAGGCTTATCAGGACTATAAATTATCTTACTGTTTCCTTTTACTGTTACCTCATTACACTTTATGTTTTCTTTATAGGTCTTTACAGTAAGTACTGGTAAAGCAGCACCTTTAGCATTAGCTTTAATGTTATGTTGGTTTACATGAATTCGTGTTAGCATCTCGGCGGTCTCCAATAGTTTATAAAGATTTTTAAAGCCTTTCACTATCGTTAAAGGCTTTAAAAATCTTTTAAATTATATAATAATATTATTTAATAAGTTAATTGAATTAAGGTCTGCAAAGAAGTTAAGACTTCCTAACGCTGAAGCCCTTTGTTCTTTTGTAGAACCCTTTCGAGTTAAAGAACCTACTGCTCCATCTTCATCAAGAAACCTAAGATCTGTATCATCAAAGCTTACTAGTGGGATAGAGCTGTCCTCAATTTCTATAGTCTTAGGGATTTTAAATTCCCCTTTAGCTTCTTTAGTATTAAATGCAATAGCTGTATTAAGACCAAGCTTTATAGCCTTTATAGTATCTTTAATACATCTTAAGTTATTAAAGCTTGCTGAGTAAGTGAGGTGGTAGTTAGGCAGATCATTCTCTATAACCCTCTTAAGATTCTTCGAATAATCGTAGAATTGCACATCAGGTAATGCTTTGATAACTCGTGACCAATCTAGATCTGATGTACCATTTAACCTGATTGCATACTTGTCAGTCTTATTCTTTTCTATCTCTTTAATTAACTGCCTCTCAAAGGCCTCAGAATCCCGCAGGAGAGCGATTGTCCTTCGATACATAGCTAACTGACCATTCGCCATAGCGAGCCTTCCTGAGGCTTCTAGGCAGTCCTCGTCGCATCCTGCTTTTTTAGCATGAGAACATATAGTTTTGATACTTACTGAATCAGCAGGCTTGAGGTACAAGATGCCAGTTTTATAGTTTAACTTCTCACCCTTGGCAATCTTTGTCGAGCTGTTGAACCCTAGCAAGGGCAAATCCTTGTCCATATACGGTTTGTTCAGCTTGTATATCTTTAAAGCTTTGGTTGTAATAAGCATTGTAGACTCCAGTAATTAATATAATTAAAAGCCATAGCGTTATAATGACATTTGTTCTCGACATAACTTACCTCTCAGGTATTTATCTTGCCAATATTCATTATCAGGCTGAGCAAGAAGCACTCTTAACTCATGCCTATTCATTTTATCTGCAAACTGATACCAACCTATCTTGTTGTAATCGTTAAACAAATATGCAAACTCTTTATCTGCTGCCCAATCTTTCATAGCTTGTATACCTCTTTTTTAGCTGAAATATTATTTAACTCACATACTTCTAACATTGCTTCAGACGCTAACTTATTCTGCGAATAGTCTTCAGTAAGTAAAGGAACAGGGATGTAACACCCTGTTATATTGTAATAGGCCTTCTTAGACTTGATCATATAGTCTACAAAATCACGAGGGGCAGTAATAATAACACCTGCTCCACCGAAGGTATGTCTAGGCTTGCGCTTTGAAGATCTTGTCAAAGACTTATGAGCTGCTATGTACATTTCATTCCAAACTTCATCATAATTCATATGGCTAACTCATTTAAATTAGTTACTGTTACAGTGTAACCGAGCCGCTTAATCAGCCCGATGTCATCAGTAGTTAGTGTTTTATTCTTGCTAAGATAAGTAAATAGCTCTGAATCCATGCAAGCCGGACGAATAATCTTGCGACCATAAGAGTGGTGTACTGTTACTTTGATATCTTTCATTAGTGTAGCTCCTGTGGGACGATAGTTAAGGTGTCGCTGAAGTAATCATGAAGTGTTCGAACAGCTATTTCATATAGCTGATCTTCGGTCATGGCTTCAACCAGTGTCATGAAATAAATATATTTAGCTTCTTCGATGTCATCTGCTTCAACAGATATAACCTTCTGATCTACATCTTCATCGGCTGTAAAGTTATAAATTGCCATTTACTCATCCTCAATTAAAAACCATAGTATAATTATTATGCTGAACAAGATCATTAGTGCAGTATTCATACTGACACCACTAAAACTTCGTCTTGCTTTGCAATGTCACGATGCCAGTTAGCTATAGTAGCTGCTAGATAGAAAGGCACAGGGTCATTATTAACTACTGTGCCATTGACAATAACATTATACATAACTAATCCATCCTCTGATGCGCTGTGGCCTTGATGCCATGTTGATTTAAGACTTCAGCAAATGCTGAAGCCCATGCAAAGTTCTTAGCCATAGACTGCGTTCGAGCTTGACTATAAACTGTGTAGCCACCGTAATAGCTATCTCTTGTGCCGATGCCTATCTTCTTAAGATAAGACACAAACTTGCCTCGAGCAGGTCTAATATTGACCCATCCAAAGCCACATGGCCCATCTTCGATGGTATAAACCTTCGAGCCATCTGTAATATACATTGGCTCTGCTGTAGCCTCACTAGCTGATTTGGCTGCTTCGATTAACGCATCTGTCAAAATATCTTTAGGTAATGTCATTTTGGTTGCCTCTCGATTTGGTGGTCGGTGCGGTGTAAAGCTTTCTAGCCCTTACACTTCCTGTAAGGGCTATAAAGGTTTATATAATTATTTAACTTTTTGAAATACATAATAGCTGTGGCTGTGTCTTCCTGTAGGTAAACTGATGCCTACTTTAAACTTGCCAGTATATGTAATCTTATAAGGCGAATTAACTAAGTAATGCTGCTTGTAGACCAAAGTCCAGAACGGGTTGAGTTTATACTTTAATACTTGAAACATTCTGAAACCTCCTAAGGATGACTGTATCTAATCTTGTAGCAGAAGCTAGGCTTATCATTAAGATCATTAAACTCTGAGAAGAATGGGCCTTCGAAAGGCCAAGGCTCAAAGCCAAGATGATTGTGCTTAGTTATTAAACTATGCATCCAAGTCTGAATAGCTGCTAAATCTTCATAACTGTCTGGTTCGTGACCTTCGGTCAGAAGTTCTATAGCCCATACAGGTAACACTACTGTAGTTGTATTTTTCATATTTAAAACTCCGGTGAAGCCCCCCGAAGGGGGCAGTTAACAGTTAGCCTCGGACAGCGAGGAGGATTTGTGCAAGGCCATCTTCGATGGATTCAATCTTCTTCATCTGTAAAATTGCTGTCTCTTCGAGGAAGGTCAGTCGAGCTTCTGTGCCTTGAGCCGTAGGCTCTTCCTTAGGCCATGGTAGGTTGCCAGTAGTTTCAAACTCCTTCTGAACTTGCTGAGCCTCCTTCGGAGATATTAATCCTGACTCCTGACGCTCTGCTATGCTCTTGTGCATTTTAGCTGCCTTAGCAGGTGATTTAGCCTTGGGAGCTGCTTTTGCTGCTTTAGCAGGTGCTTTAGCCTTTGGAGCTGCTTTGGCTGCTTTAGCAGCTTTAGGCTCATCCTTGAGGCCGTCAGGCTTAACTAAGCCAACAATTACCTTCGGTAACTCGGAAGCGGCGAAGTACTCTTGAATCTTGCCATGAGTAATCCCTTCAGGATTTGTATGCATCAGGGTGGCAAATATACGCTTAGATACGATTTTCCACTTGACCCGAGGAATCTCATTAGCCTCTATGAACATAGAGGTGAACTTGTTGCTGACTGCCCAAATTTGCTTGCTTGAAGCGATTGCTGTTGCAGGAGTGTTATATGTAGTCATGTTATGTACCTTTGTGTTGTGATGTGATTTTTGTTGTCGCCGTCTTGGTGACGGTTTCCATTAAAGGCACAGGGTCGATTTGCCGTCAACTCCTTTCCCTTGCATTATGCGGTTGTGAAAGAGCGAGCGTAACAGCGTGACTAACACCATCGAGTTGCTGTTGTCAAGGGTTTCCCTGCGCATTATGCGGTTGTGAAACACGGCGCATAGCACTTTGAGCCGGAACTGGTCAAGCTGTTTCCCTACGCATTATGCGGTTGTGAAACAACGCGAATAGCATTAGCGACAGCTTTGGTCAAGCTCTTTCCCTGAGCATAATGCGGTTGTGAAAGACGCATGAGGAGGAGGATAAAAACGAGGAGATTTCTAGAGATCTTTAGAGATCTCTAGAGTTTTCTTTAAACTCTCTAGAGAGTTTAGTAGGAAGGAGGTTAATGCTGTAGGTTCTTGAAACTATTAGTTTCAAGGGTCTCTAGAGTTTTACTCTAGAGGCTCTTTAGACTCTACGAGTCTCTGTAAACTTGAAGGGAAGCTCTACGAGCTTAGGGGTCTTAGGAATCTCTAGAGTTCTCTAAAGACTCTTGAGTCTTTAGAGGCCTCCCAAGAACTGGCTAGACTAAAGTCTAGGCTATAAAGTCTCCCTAGTCTTTTAAGACTAGGGAGGGGGCAGGAGGCCAAGGGGGTACCCCATAGTATATACTAATGCTCATACATTTTAGAGGACTTTAGAGTGTTAACAAGCTTTGGGCGGGGGAATCTCTAGAGGTCTCGGTGCGTAACTAGTCCGTTTAAGGACTGTAAAGCAGTTAGGGCGGGTATTTAAAAGACTTAGGCGGGGTGATTGAGATCTTTAAAGATCTATAAAGAAAGGTCTTACTGTTGCTTTACTATTATCTATATGTGACCCGGGGGGTCTCAAGAGTATTATACAGTCTTTTTCACCATTTGTCAAGTATTAATTAGTTTCAAAAAGTACTTGACAAAAGATAACAAAGCATGTATAATACCACCATGAGCAACAAAAAAGAACTTACAATCAAACAGCAAGGTTTCTTGGACGCACTAGTAGAAACGGGAGGTGATCCGAAGAAAGCTGCGGTACTCGCAGGGTATGCTGAGAATAGTCATTGGCAAGTTGTCAAATCACTCAAACATGAAATAATCGATTTAGCCTCTAACATCTTAGCACAATCCGCACCACAGGCAGCAATGAAGCTTGTAGAAGTAATGCACTCAGATGCACCTATTCCTCAAGCTAATCTCCGTCTACAAGCAGCCCAGACAATCCTAGACCGTACAGGCTTAGGAAAACAAGATAAGCTAGAAGTCAATAACAATGTAAGTGGTGGGTTATTTATTATTCCTGCCAAGGCTACATATGAGGCGAACTAGCAGCACAATACCTTTTGGCTATAAACTCTCCAAAGACCCTCATTACTTGGAGCCAGTACCAGAAGAGCAGGAAGAACTAGAACACATTAAAGATCTAGTAAAATCTAAAGCCCTATCACTTAGAGATGGGGCAGAATGGTTATCCTTCTCTACAGGTCGTACTCTCAGTCATGTTGGACTAAAGAAGATAATAGACAAAGATGCAAGAAGATTGGCAGAAGAATCCAGAGAACTACCTAACGAATGAAGACGGAAGTTTCGTCCTCAAGAAAGACGGTACTCCAAAGAAGAAAACTGGGAGGCCAAAGGGTTCTAAAGGAAGAGGTTACAACTTCCACTCTGAGACTAAAGCTAAACTTGCAGCAAAGAAATCTCTACGAGAAAAAGAAAGAAAAGCAGAAAAGCTTAGGATAAAGCTCCATCAAGAACGTGAAAAGCTCAGTGCTGCTAAAGAAACTCTAGGAAAGCTCGATAAGCCTAATAGCAATAAGCTTATAACAGAAGATATTCTTGAAAGTGTTCCTAAGGCTCTGCGCGAAGAAGCTAACGACAATGTTATCTTTAGGCCTAATCCCGGCCCTCAGACTGACTTCCTAGCAGCCCCTGAGACGGACGTACTGTACGGTGGAGCAGCAGGGGGTGGTAAGTCCTATGCGATGCTCATAGACCCCCTCAGATACGCTCATAGGGCCGCTCACAGGGCTTTGATCATCAGACGGTCAATGCCAGAGCTAAGAGAGATTATAGACAAGAGCAGGGAGTTATACCCACAAGCCTTTCCCGGCTCTAAGTACAAAGAAGTAGAAAAGCTCTGGACGTTTCCTAGTGGGGCTAAAATAGAGTTCGGGTTCTTGGAACGAGATGCAGATGTCTACCGTTACCAAGGTCAAGCATATTCTTGGATAGGCTTTGACGAGATTACACATCTCCCCACAGAGTTTGCTTGGAATTACCTTGCATCTCGATTGCGTACTACAGACCCAGAAATACAGACGTACATGCGCTGTACTGCTAACCCCGGAGGCTCAGGGGCGCATTGGGTAAAGAAGAGATACATAGAGCCTAGTGAGCCTAATGAACCTTTTACAGGTCATGATGGCCTAAGCCGTAAGTTCATACCTGCTAGGTTAGATGATAATCCCTACCTAGCACAGGATGGACGTTACGAGCAGATGCTCAAAGCCCTGCCCGAAGTGCAGCGCAGGCAGTTGCTAGAAGGTAACTGGGATGTAGCTGAAGGAGCAGCCTTTACAGAGTTTGATCCTTTTGCACACGTTACAATCCCTTTTGAGATCCCTATAGGGTGGGAAAGGGTTAAAGGCATTGACTACGGTTATGCCTCAGAGAGTGCCTGCATTTGGGCAGCAGTAGATCCGAGTGACGGTACTCTAGTGGTCTACAGAGAATTATACAAGAAAGGGTTGACAGGCGAAGACCTAGGTTACATGATAACCGAGATGGAGTCTGCTGATCCTTTTGCAGTACCCGGAGTTCTTGATGGGGCTGCATGGGCTAAGACAGGCGCTACAGGGCCTACAGTAGGCGAAGCACTGTTAAAGATGGGACACAAGCTAAGAAGAGCTGACAAGTCCCGTATACCCGGAAAAATACAGATTCACGAATACTTAAAGTTTCAGCAAAGCGGTAGGCCACGATTGCAAATATTCAATACTTGCCCGAACCTGATACGCGAACTTCAAAGTATTCCTTTAGATAAGTCAAACCCTGAAGATGTGGACACACATGCTTCGGATCACGCTTATGATGCGCTAAGATACTTAATCATGTCTAGGCCGCGCATCAATGATCCATTAGCTCGTATTAGGCATTTACATATGGAACAGGCCTATACGCCCATAGACTCAGAGTTTGGGTATTAAAAACAAGGAACTTCTATGAAGGACAATACATTAACCGGAGCAGACAACATCTACTTTAATAATGTTGAAGGCGAGGAAGGCCTAGAGCTAAAGCTCGAAGAGTCTTTACACAATCAGTTTGTTGGTATTATTACTGATCGTTATGCCGCTGCTCAACAGGCTCGTGATTATGATGAGTCTCGATGGATTAATGCCTATCATAACTATCGTGGGTTATACCCTAAGCATGTTAAGTTCCGTGAGAGTGAAAAGTCTCGGGTGTTTGTTAAAGTCACTAAGACTAAAGTACTTGCTGCTTTTGGTCAGTTAGTAGATGTAGTCTTTGGCTCTAACAAGCTCCCTATAGGTATTA